GTCACCATCGCTGTTGCAATTTGCGCCGGAGTATCCGTTGCCAGCACAGTCATTTGCACACGGATACCAGCAAGATAGAGAGAAATGACGCCTGTCTCAGATGCCTGAGAAGCGACTTTAATACTCCCTTTCGCAACCGTCATTGACCCGGAATCGTCCGCCAGCGGCAGGATCCAGACCTCAGCGGCAGTATCATTCTTCTGATAGGCCGCCATCATCCCATGTAGCTGTGACCCCTTACCGGTCAACTCTCCCACGCCATTAGGTGAAGAGACTTTAACGGGGATGTTGGCGGCCGCCGTACCGGTAGGCAGCATCTGGCCAATCAGCAGAGTTCGTTGAGTTGCCGTGGCCGTATTAGCCATGGAGTTATCAAACTCCACGTAAAATAACGGCGTCCGGAGATTATTGGGAACGCGTGAAAATGGAACGGTCATTTACTGTCGTCCTCTTTTTGAGCGGTGTTCTTCACACCTTTCTGCACCAGGTTCACGTCGCCATCCTTCATCCGGCGCCGCCAGAATGTATTATCTGGCACCTCAGCGCCTTCTTTGGGCAAAGCTTCGCCCCGGACGGGACAGCG